TTAATAACGTTTTACTTTATATTTAGAAAAATTAATAAAGCGAGTTAATGTTATAATCTTTCTATCTTTATTTATTTGATGGATTTTTTCTATTAAAGAAAACCATTTTTTCACCGTTGATTCACGATTATATTCCTCAAATCGTTTTTTACCATTTAAAATCATAGAGAGATATAAATCTGGTTTATTTATTAATTTATCTACTGCCTTTATAAATTGCTCTGGTGTTTTAGCTATTAAATAATCTAATTCACTTAGCTTTATAGCTCTCATAGATGGTTCATCATCGCAAATCAAGGGGCAACCAGCACTCCATGCATTAATAAGCTTACTCGCAGGCTTTCTTATAAGATCTACAGAATTATTTTTCCTAAAGCTTATAGCAATATCTATGTCGCTATAATCATTCCAATTTTTATTTGATATTAGAATATTAATTCCTCTAGAATTTAGTTCTTCTATTAAAATTCTTTCTGAAAAAAAATCAGGTAATGCATCTTCATGACCAAAAAATCCAATAGTTTTTATCTCATTATTATTTTTTTCTCTTGGCTTGATGTTTGGTTGAGGCCAATGAGGTATAAATATTTTACCATCTTTTTCTTGCAATGGATTTTGTACAACAACATAGTCAGCTCCATAAACAGATGGTCGATCGGCTTGGCATACAATAGTACTCCCCAACCATGGTTTTGTTTTAAAAATGAAATCATCATAATGTAATATATTTATCGCATTTGCATTGGCCTTACTCGTTAATGTGACATCTAAATAATTTCCATAATAGTATTTTAAATTAATAAGAGTTTGAAATACCCAGCAGGCTTTACCTTTACGATAAAGCCTATCTGGAATTAATTCTGGAGAAACTTTCTCATTAACTATTTTTTCAAAATCATAAGCATACTCAGATATGAAATTTTTGTTTGAAACACCATTAACAATAATTTTACTCATCATTTATTACACATCTAAATTAGATACATGTCATATTTCACGATAGTATACCTATTTACATTGCCAATGTATGCTTTTTAAAAAGCAGCCAAATCGATCAAATAAAAATTCGTATAAATTTTGTCCTTTATGATAGGCTGCTTTTCATGCTTCATAAGTATGAGGTTCTAAAATCGCTATTAAAATTATTATTTATTAATTATCAATTAGTTAAGCTCCTCTTACTATGTATAAAAATGCGATATTACGAGGCCGGGTTTCAGTACCACCAGTAGCAGCAGTATTTCCATTAGTATTTGTAGCTCCCCATCCTCCTCTGCCACCTGATTCCCTTTCAAACGCACCAGTAAATACACCAGAATGGGAATGGCTTTGTATACTGTGTTCTTGAAAAGATAAGGCTTTTCTAGCAGAATCAATGTTACGTCCTGCATCTAAACCACGAATAAACTCTCCTCGTAAATCAGGCAAAACACCGGATGGATAGGCCAATGCTAACCGTGGATAACGAGATTTATCAAAACGGTCACCATTACAAATTAAATAACCAGAAGGAGGTTTGTCCTGTGGCCATGGTAATGGAACGCCAACAGGCACACTGCCTAATGAGTCTTTATCATCTTCTGTTAATATTTTCTTTTTCCCTTGAAATTTTCCATCCTTATCAAAAGCATAAGTAGATAACCCAAATTTATCACTGCCACTGCCATAATTAAATGAAATCCCCCTAGCATGTTCAGCCCCTTCGGCAGAGGGATGAGCTACATGAATAGCTAAATCGCCAAGATTATCAATATTATTAGGTCTTAAAAAACCAGAACGACCTAAATGACGTGAACTGGGGTCATCTAGAAAATTTGCCGCCTTAGATAAAATATACCCTGATGTTTTAGTATTCGTATTTAGCTGAATAAAATGATTGTCAGATTCTTGTTTCGTATAGCTGTCCCCAAGAATAGCATAGGATTGTTGCTTGTGGTTGCCATTGCTATTCAAAAATCGAGTATGCAGCATAGCAGAAGAATCCACCCAGATTTGCCCTACATCACCGCCTTTGGAACCGATACTAACACCCTTTACCCACTCCCCTTCCTTGCCACATGAAAATGCCCCTAGATATGACTGATCAGGAATATTAGTCATATACTTGGTCTGAGAAAATGCACCAACATCTTCTGAATTTAAGATGACATCACTTATCAAGGACTTCCCATTCACCTTCCTCGTATTTGGCACCGCATTCCGGGCCTGATTCTGGGTTTCCATTAAACCGAGGTTTTTCACAACCAATTGATCCCTACGATCGAAGCCAAGATCCCATTCCCTATACCCTGAAAACTTACGATCAGAGATAAAAATGGACCATTCTTGCCTATCAAAAAATAACCAAAATGTAGAATTACACAGAATAATGCTGAAAAGGCTAAATTTTGAACTAACTTAAGACTAATAATTAGTCGATTTAAGGTTATTATTTGACCAAGTCAATGCTCGTTCGAACCAAACTACCTATTTCTCCTAATTCATTTAAAATCCGCATCAGATTTGATATTAAATTACTGATTAATAAATAAAATATTTAACCGTATTTGTACCTTCTTCTATACATCCCCAATCGAATGATTTCCCCGACCTAATCCGCCAATATATCAGCACACCTTAACAGGAGAACCGCTAATATGGCACAAGACTATCATCACGGCGTCCGTGTACAGGAAATCAATGAAGGCACTCGCACCATTACTACCGTTAGCACTGCTATCGTAGGTATGGTTTGTACTGCCCCTGACGCAGACGAAAAAACATTTCCATTAAATACTCCAGTCCTGATTACTGACGTTATGAGCGCCAGTGGTAAGGCTGGGAAGAAAGGGACTTTGTCCGCATCACTGAAAGCAATCGCAGCTCAGGCTCAACCTGTCACTGTTGTTGTCCGTGTTGCTGAGGGCGAGTCTGAAGAAGCAACCATTTCTAACATCATCGGTGGTGTCACTGATGCAGGTAAGAAAACTGGTATGCAGGCACTGTTGGCGGCGCAAAGCCAGCTCGGTGTTAAGCCTCGTATTCTGGGTGTTCCGGGTCTGGATTCAAAAGCAGTTGCTGTTGAACTGGCAAGTATCGCTCAGAAGCTGAAAGCAATCGCATATATCAGTGCTTATGGCTGCAAAAATATTTCAGAAGTGATCAAGTATCGCGAAAACTTTAATCAGCGTGAGCTGATGCTGATTTGGCCAGATTTCTTGAGCTGGGATACCGTTACCAATAGCGAAGCTGTCGCTTATGCAACTGCCCGTGCTCTGGGTCTGCGCGCTAAGATTGACCAGGAAACCGGCTGGCACAAAACTTTGTCCAACGTGGGTGTCAACGGTGTGACGGGTCTGTCTGCTGATGTTTTCTGGGATCTGCAAGATACCGCAACTGACGCGGATCTGTTGAACAAAAACGGTATCACCACATTGATCCGCAAAAACGGTTTCCGTTTCTGGGGTTCCCGCACTTGTGCTGATGATTCACTGTTCCAGTTTGAAAGCTACACCCGTACTGCTCAGGTTCTGGCTGACACTATGGCTGATTCACACATGTGGGCTATCGATAAACCGCTGACTCCATCACTGGTTCGCGACATTATCGAAGGTATTAATGCTAAGTTCCGTGAACTGAAAGCCGGTGGCTACATCATTGATGGCCGTTGCTGGTATGACGACAAAGCCAACGACAAAGACACCCTGAAAGCGGGCAAACTGACCATCGATTACGACTATACACCTGTACCGCCACTGGAAAACATGATGTTACGCCAGCGCATTACAGATAGTTACCTGATGGATTTCGCTAAAAGTATCAATAAATAAGGGGCTAACTGATGGCATTACCTCGCAAACTTAAATACCTGAACTTGTTCAATGATGGCAACAACTATCAGGGGATCGTGGAAGAGCTGACTCTTCCTAAGTTGAGCCGCAAGCTGGAAGCTTACCGTGGTGCAGGCATGAACGGCAGCGCAATGGTGGATCTGGGTCTGGATGAAGGCGCATTGGATGCGGAATTCACTCTCGGCGGTATCGAAGCTCAACTGTACAAACAGTGGGGCATCGCGAAAGCAGACGGCGTTATGTTGCGCTTTGCTGGCTCTTTTGAGCGCGAAGACACTGGTGATGTGGTTGCGGTCGAAGTCGTGATGCGTGGTCGTTTCCAGGAATTCGATCACGGCACTTATAAACAAGGTGATAACACTCAGACCAAGATCACTGCCAAAAACACTTATTTCAAACTGACATGGGATGGCGAAGAACTGATTGAAATCGACACCATCAACATGGTTGAGAAAGTCGGTGGTGAAGATCGTCTGGAACAGCATCGCCGCGCTATCGGTCTTTTTTAATCGCTCTTTTTAACAAATTATACCCAATAGATTTCGAGTTGCGGCGCGGCGGCAAGAGAACGAATCCCTGGGAGCATAGATAACTATGTGACTAGGGGGAGTGAGTGCAGCCAACAAAGCTGCAACTTGAAAGATGAAGGGTAAAACTTATTTCCTGTCTCTTCATATTTATTGAGACAGGTTATCTATCGGATAAACAAGGTTGAACCATGACAGAAACACTGAACACTCAAAATGACGATCTGCGCATTATCGAACTGGAAGCCCCACTGGCGCGCGGTAACGGCGAAATCACGGAAGTGATGATCCGCAAACCTAACAGTGGCGCACTGCGCGGTGCTCGTTTACAGGCACTGCTGGAAATGGATGTGGATTCTATGCTGCTTGTCCTGCCGCGTGTTACCACCCCTGCATTGACCAAAAGTGACCTGATGATGATGTCACCTGGTGATCTGATTAATCTCAGTGTGGAGGTGGTCAATTTTTTGTTGCCGAAGTCGGTCAAGTCCGATTCCCAGAACGATTAACCGTTGATGAATTGGTGGCAGATATTGCCACCGTTTTTCACTGGTCTCCGGCAGTCACAGATGAAATGTCACTGTCGGAACTATTGGACTGGCGACATCGGGCCATTTTAAGAAGTGGTGCAGAAAATGAGTAATATACAGTCACAGCTAAATAAGGTACTGAGTACCGTAGGAAAGCTGACCAGTTCCTTTAAAACTTTTCAACGGCATCATAAAAAGCTGGAAAATTCAGTCGATAAAATCCATAACCAGTTTAAAAAACTCAATAAGACCGTTGAAAGCTTAAAGCCTATTGTGGGTTATGCGCAGGAAACTGCGCGTATACGCACCGATCTTAAAGCCTATACTCAAACAATTAAACAATCTTTCTCTGCGCGGCAGAACTCTTCAAAAGTGATGCAGGTTAGTGCTGCCAGTCAATCAGCCAATACTATTCAAACCACCCAGATTATTAAACAAGAAAATTCATCCAGTAAGAAAAATGAATTTAATTTTGGTGTAACTGGGAATATGACTAACAATTTTTCATTGTTAGATAAACTGGTCATTAATATTAATCCCAAGATAACAATTTTATTTGGCATTCTGAATAAAATTAATACAACTTTGAAATTAACTACGGGTTCAGTAAAAGCCGTATTCCAAACTCTGCTTGGCCATATACAAATCTTTGGCAGTATTGGTATAAAGGTATTTGACTCGTTAAGAATTAATTTAAATATATTCGCGCTGTTGGGAATTCAAGCCTTTGCTGAACTAAGAGTCAGTCTGAGCTTTTTTGCACAGTTGGGAATTCAGGCTTTTGTTGAGTTAAGAGCCAGCCTGAACTTCTTTGTTCAGTTGGGTGTTCGGGCGTTTGTTGAATTAAGGGCCAGCCTGAATTTCTTTGCGCAGTTGGGCATTCAGGCCTTTGCTGAATTAAAAGCTGGCCTGAACTTTTTTATGCAAGTGGGTGTTCAAGCATTTGTTGAATTAAAAGCCAATTTAAATATTTTTGCGCAGTTTGGAATCCAGATTTTTGTTGATCTAAGTGGTAGTCTGAATAAATTTGCAGAACTGGGGCGCCAGGCTCTGGATACATTAAAATCCAGTTTAAATACCTTTGCTCAAGTAGGTATTAAAGCTTTAGAAACGTTGAAATCCAGTTTAAATACATTTGCGGAACTGGGACGTCAGGCTCTGGATACATTAAAATCCAGCTTGAATGCTTTTGTGCAGTTGGGAACTCAGGCTTTGAATAAACTAACATATCCTTTGGATATGTTTGTTCAGTTGGGGCTTAACGCTTTTGAAGAATTAAAAGCCAGCTTGAATTTCTTTGCGCAATTAGGTGTGCAGGCATTGGATAAATTAAAATCCAGTCTGGATGTATTTTTGCAATTAGGACTTAACGCTTTTGAAGAATTAAAAGCCAGTTTGAATTTCTTTGCACAATTAGGTGTGCAGGCACTGGATAAAATAAAATCCAGTCTGGATGCATTTTTGCAATTAGGGCTTAACGCTTTTGAAGAATTAAAAGCCAACTTGAATTTCTTTGCGCAATTAGGTGTACAGGCGCTGGATAAATTAAAATCCACGCTGGATTCATTTGTGCAGTTGGGTGTTCAGGCGCTGAATAAACTGACAGCCCCTCTGGATATATTTGCGCAGTTGGGCACTCAGGCGCTGGATAAATTAAAATCCACGTTGGACTCATTTGTGCAGCTGGGTGTTCAGGCCCTCAGTAAACTGACCGCGCCTTTGGATGTATTTACTCAGATTGGCTCTCAGGCTCTGGAAGATTTAAGAGCCAATATTAATCGATTTGCGGAAGTAGGTATTCAGGCACTGGAAAATTTAAACGCTGGCTTGAAGGCATTCGCGCAAATAGGAACCGAGGCTTTGGAAGCGCTAAGAGCTGCCATGGACTTTTTTGGTAAAACCGGAAGCAAGGTTTTTGGCTCACTTAATGATGGTGCTGATTTACTGTCTAATAAAGGAGGCAAAGATACTTTCGGAAACCAAAGAAGAGGTTTGGGATTGTTGGGAAATATTGGCCAAAAAGTTTTTGGTGTTTTGGGCCGTGGAATAAATATTCTGGCAAGCGTTGGAGCAAAAGGATTATCTTTTTTAAGCAATGCCTTCAGCGTATTAGGTAAAGCAATATTGTTTATTGGTCGGGCTATGATGGCAAACCCAATTCTTGCCATTATCGGTGTTATCGCAATGGCTGCTGTTTATATTTGGCAGAATTGGGAATCATTGGGGCCAAAATTTATGGCTTTATGGGATAGTGTAAAAAATATCTTCAGCGTCGCTTGGGAAGGAATTAAAAATCTTGTTAGTGTGGCGTGGGAAGGTATTAAGAGTTTCTTCATGAATGGGGGACTAATTGGCATTATCTACCAAAATTGGGAAACAATTAAACAAAGTGCTTCAGAAGCCTGGGAATTAGTTAAAGCGACAATAAGTGGGGTTTGGGAATCTGTAAAACAGAATACATTAGAAATCTGGGAAAGCATAAAAAAATCAATTTCAGATAAATGGAATGAAATAGTTGCGGATGTTCAGGCTATTCCGGAAAAATTAAAATCTGCGGGTTCGGAAATGATTGACAGCCTGTTAACAGGTATTCAAGAAAAATGGAAGGTGCTGAAAGATAAATTCAAAAGTTTCGGTGATGCAGTTAAATCATTCTTTGGTGGCAGTGATAAAAAGGAAGTTGAGTTAAGTAAATCTGAGGAAATTACCAAGAGTGAAGTCACCAAAGACTTAATGCCGGCTAAGAAACTGGATAAAGGTGGATATGTTTCAAATGGTGAAATTGCTATTGTCGGAGAACGTGGGCCTGAGCTTGTTGCTGGTTCAGCAAGTGTTACCAGTCGGTTAGATACGGCAAAGTATGCGGCTATAGGGGTTGCCATTAGCTCTATGCCATTGCCCGTAGCCGCCCAGAATACACCATTACACCCACAAAGTTTGCCTGCCCATACTTACGAGGAAGTTCAGGCGAAGCGGGCGCAGAGTCAGCCACAGCAAAATAGTGGCGCAGCACCGCAATATAACATTTATGTCTATGGCTCTCAGGGACAGTCCGCTCAGGATATCGCCCGTATGGTCAGACAGGAACTGGAACAACGGGAACGCACACAGCAAGCCCGTATGCGTAGCTCATATTCTGATAGGGGGGAATTCTTCTCATGATGGCTGCACTTGGTTTATTTGTTTTTATGTTGAAAACAACGCCTTATCAAAGTTTCCAGCATAAACAAAGCTGGAGACATGCCTTTAATAGCCGCGTGGGAGCGCGGCCTGCATGGCAATTTGTGGGTTCTGATAATGATACGATCACGTTATCAGGTGAGCTGTATCCTGAATTGACAGGAGGCTCTCTTTCTTTGACTGCACTGACGTTGATGGCAGACAGTGGCAAGGCATGGTCTTTTATTGATGGAAGCGGTTCTATTTACGGAATGTTCGTTATCGAAAGCATTGATGAGACGAAAACGGAGTTTATGTCTGGCGGGGTAGCGAGAAAAATTAGCTTTACGTTGACCTTACGGCGCGTTGACAACAATTTGTTTGAAATGCTGGGAGATTTGCAGGATCAATTTTCTAATCTACAGAAAGAGTTACCTAATTTATCAAAGAAAATTTCTAGTTTCAGTGATGAAGTAGCCAATAAAGTTAAGGGAGTATTCTCATGATTGATTCTGAACAATGGATGCCGAATACAGACTGGATCCCTCAATTTGATTTGATCACAGGAAAGACCAGTAAACCTGCATTTCGCTTGGAAATCAACAATAAGGATATCAGTGGCAAGATTCAGTCATGTCTGATGTCGTTAACACTGACGGATAACCGTGGTTTGGAATCAGACCAACTGGATCTGGAATTGGATGATGCCAATGACAAGCTGAGATTACCTCAAAGAGGCGATATTCTGACATTGGAACTGGGGTGGCAAGGCCACTCCTTAACACCAAAGGGGCAATTTGTTGTTGATGAAATTGAACATACCGGAGCACCCGATCGGCTGACTATTCGTGCCCGCAGTGCGGATTTTCGCGGTGACCTGAATGTCAAACGCGAGCAGTCTTATCATAAACAAACGTTAGAGAGCATTGTGAGTACCATTGCCGCGAGACACCACCTGAAATTCAAAATCAGTCAGGAATTAAAAGGCGCCTCAGTACATATCGATCAGACGAATGAATCTGACGTGAGTTTTTTGACGCGAGTGGCGAAGCAAGAAGGGGCGATTACTTCGGTAAAAAATGGTGAATTGTTGTTTATTCGGCAGGGAGAAAATAAAACAGCAAGTGGTCAGGATATTGAACTTGCACTGATTACTCGTCACTCAGGAGACAGCCATCGGTTTTCACTGTCCGATCGTGAAGCCTATACGGGTGTTATAGCTCAGTGGATGGATACGCGTACAACCACTAAGCAAACGGTGGAATTGAAGCGGGTGAAATCAAAAGAGGGGAAAGTTGAACTGTCTGTTGAATATAAAAGCAGTGAAAATAAGTCATCAGGTAAGGGAACACCTCAAAAAGGTAAAGAACCTGCTAAACAAGATAAAAATCCGACTAAAAAAGAGGACAATTCTTCCAGGAAAAAAGAACCTCAACCGCTTAAAAAAGAAAAAGATACCAAAAGCAGACTCTCTGGTAATGTCAATCTTACTAAGCCTGGCGGAGTGAGTTTGGCAAAGCCGGGTAACGTCAATACGACGAAGAAATCTCCAAAAACGAAGGGAAGAGATAAGCCTGCTTATATTAAAAATAGGCGCAAAGATAAAAACAGAGGTCAAGGCGGTACTGATACAGAAGCCAGTCTCACTGTTGAGGGCAAAATATCTTATGAGGAGAAGAGTGAGTCAAAAACTGAGCACCATCAGACCACAACGACGAAGCAAGAGTCCTCAAACTATTTGGAGGGAACTCAAGGGAATATTCTGACCATTTCGCGTATTTATTCCAATAAGGAAGAAGCGAAACGTGCAGCTACAGCTGCTTGGAAAAAAATGCAGCGGGGAGCGGCGCAGTTCTCTATTACTCTGGCGATGGGACGTGCTGACATTTATCCTGAAATGCCTGTCCAACTAGAGGGATTTAAGAAAGAGATTGATGGAACAGATTGGACGATAGTCAAAGTCACTCACAATCTCAATGACAGTGGTTTTACAACATCGTTAGATCTCGAAATAAAACTCGAATAAATTGAAATGAGTTCTTGATCTCAATATGAGACCTTTGGTATATTGTTCACCAGACGAGATGATGTTATTTCAAGACAGTGATTTCAAGAAAGGTGAACAATATGATTAAGTGCCCTCTGTGTGGTCAGTCAGCGCATACTCGTAGCAGTTTCGAGCATTCAAGCGAAACAAAGGAGCGCTATAACCAATGTCAGAACATTAATTGTGGAGCAACGTTCGTCAGCCATGAAACCTTTGTACGTTTCATTTCTAAGCCAGGTGAAGTCCAGAATGTCACGCCGCATCCAAAGGCAAAAACGAAGAGACAGCCTCGCCAGAAAGCAGCTGCCGCGCAGTAA